AATACCACCACCGCCATTGTTACGAAGTAGCTTATAACCCGAAGCTGGCGATGTGCCAGGAGTCACCTCGGCGATATAGCTTAATTGTCTGCGTGAACCTTCACCCATGATAATGCCTCCTAGTTGGCTGTGTCTGCTCTGTATTCTACTAGAACTGGTATCCTGTACCAGTCGTCTTCTTGTATTGCTGCTCCTCTATAAGCACGTTCACATCTAACCAGTGTCGTGCTATACGTCAGAACAGTTCCCCTCTTGTAACAAGTCGCTATACGCTCTGCCTCAGCTTGGCAGGTCACGTCTCCAGCGTCCTTCGGATAGATCACATCAATCTGGAAGACGCCTAAATTTCGGTTGGCCGAGTCGGTGCCTATGGCTGCTGCACGCTGTTCTCCAGGAAGGAAAGTCGCACGATACCATGGCGTACCTACGGTCGGCACGAATTTCTTATTCTCCCAGGCCACTTGAGCTACAGTCAGTGCTGCACCTGGGCTTATAGCTGTCAACCGTTGTACTAGTGCTGCTCTAATTTCAGTCGTTCCGCTCATTTTGCCGCCTGTTCTACGATTGACCCAAACTCAGCTATGGTAATGGCGACCATGCCATTTGGTGCTTGCTTGCTGCCTTGATTATCAATGCGTCCTCTCTCAAGCACCTCTATGTAAGGCAGGTTATTGGTCAGGTGGATGCTGCCTTGCAGTGGGACCCAACTGCCAGTCACAGTCTCCGCTTCTGCAAGAGCACGCGACCCGCTGCCTTCTGCTGTTTCAGTAGTAGCATCTGACGCTCTACCTACATTAGTGAACCAGTTGTTCTTAGCTCTACCACCCACATAACCCTTTGGCTTGTACTTAGTCGCCCATCCAGGTGGATAGCCAACTGGTGTCTTCTTGATAACACGCTTGAAGACCTCTAGCGCTACACGGCGCATTACCTGGTTAGTCTTAGCTATCGTGTCCTGAGCGTACTTGCTAAAATCGAGCGACCAGCCTTTAGCCACGGCACTGCACCGTGTAGAGGATGTTCGTTTCCCCTGGATTTAAAGGCTCGACTGTCACGATCTGCAGGGTGACGCCAGACACGATAAGCTGCCAAGCACTGGTAGGCTGAGTCAGCGCTGCTCCTGCAGTGGTAAGCCCTGCTACGAGGAATAACCTGTCCTTGGCCTGGACTATAGTTCCATCACGCTCACCCTGTTTGTATCCTATCTCGACCACCATACAAGGGTAATCTACAGCTGCGGCTGGAGTACCAGTTCCAGCCACAGGGTCATAGGACGCGACTTGAGCAGGAATACGCAAGGTGGCAGACTTGCCGTTTTTAGTGATGGTAGCTGCTGCGCTTGCTCGTATTCCTACGTAGTCCATTTATCCTCTCCTAAACGTGACACCAGCGCCAACACTGCGGACAATCCGCGACAATGCCGAGCTGATCGTCTTGTACACAGGACTAGAACCAGATGATGAAAAATATTCGGTTTCTAGCGGTCCGACTTTCTCGCGCTTCACACCACTAGTCGAAGCTGCAGTCAGCGATCCAGCCGAAACCAGCTCAGAGAGTGCAGCCTCACAAGCGGCATTGACTATGGCTATAGGTAAACCGTCGAGCAAGTAGCCGTCCTGGTCAAACGCATCATAGCGAGGCCAGTCAAAAGCTTGATCTGAGCTCATACGGACGCCAGGCCATCTGTTGGCATACATGCCGTCTAGCGCGAAACTGCCACGAGTCAACGCAGCTTCTTTTAGCGCGTCCGCTCCAGTCCAGGTACTAATACCACGAGCTGCGAAATAAGCTGCAGCGTCCACCAGGCTGACATAGCTAGTAGCAGTTGATAGTCCTGTTCCATCTTCCACTATTAAGCTCATTAGTGTGTACCACGCTCAAGCCAGCCACGGATTACACACGAGCCAGGACCAGTAAATCCGGTCAGACCTATCATGCTAGTCTTGAGGTCCACACCTTCATGTAGCACGAGTGGCAAATCGAAGATGATGTTCTGACTACCGTTTGAGATCAGCGTTTCTGCCTGTGGGTGGAAGATGCCGTTGGTCCTGAAACCGCTGTACTCCTCTTGTGTAGCACGCAGTGTCATCCGAGCAGTCTGGATTTTGGTATCGTTGTTGGTCGCTGCGGAGAAATTGACCGCCGTAATGTACAGCGTCTTACCAGCCGGTACTGTGAACACACTGTCACGGCCAAGCGTATAGCCAGCGGAGATTCCACCAAAGACAGTATTCGGACTAGCTTGCAGCTGTACAACGATAGCCGCCACTGGCACAGTGCTTGTGCCAACTGCTACGACTCTGATCTCATTCAAGCGGAATGTGTCAGTTAGTGCAGTACCACCAGCACCAGCGAAATCAACAGCAGTGGCTCCATTCAGCACGACGAGGATTTTCTTCTCTACAAAAGTGCTAGTCAGGTAGTAGATCTCCACGACCTGAGCACCAGTGCCAGTAGCATTGGACTTGTCTACAATGCTGTAAGCTCTAGCAGTCGCGCACGAACCGCCACCAGAGAAACCGCCACCAATTACCAATTTACCACTGGCAGCATCGGTTATGTCCGTCACATAGCCAAATTCTGGGTTTGCACCTTTGGGGTCCAGTAGCACACAGTCACCAACTGCTACTGCAGTAGCCGCTGAGAAGTCCACATTGACGTCAAGCAGGATGGTCTCAGAACCACCAGCATCACACTTGACAGTCTGGTCTGCTCCTTCGGCATTGCCTTTGATCACGTAGCCACGGTCAGCCGCGTTTCCACCAGCAATACGCCACTGAGCAGCAGCTGTTGGGAATACATAACCCGCACCAGTCGGCCATAAGTCCTCTTCGGTCGTGGTGATAGCCGGATTATAGCCAAACTTAACAAATGCCTCGGCTCCAGGCACCTTGCTCTTAGCTATTGATAAAGGATAGCTAGCCCCTGATGTTTCCAGTATCTCGGTCGTTCTCTGTACACTCATGGTGCCTCCATTCAAAGAGTGCCGGACTGTTACATCCGGCACGTGTTCATTTCGCTGGTTTCTTCGACTTTACAGCCTTTTTGACCTCTGGCTCTTTGATCGGTTCAGGCAGCGGCTCGAAGGAATAACCCTGCTTTGCCGCATCCTCGATCAAGGCACTATTAACCGTCTCGAACGGACCATCTGCAAAGTCCCAGATGACCCTGGTCGAGTTGGACATGCTAAAAGTACCAGAACCATAAATCTTCATTAGGCAGTAGTCGCATTTCCGCCAGCAGCAGAGGCAGCAGCAGCCACAGCATTGTTATAAATCTGGGTTCCCCAACCTGTGGCCTTAACAGCCATGCAGTCCATTAGCACGATCTTGTCGGACGAACCTGACACGATGTGTAATGCGGCTGGAGTGGTGGTTGATAACCCGTAATTGAACAGGCAATTCTTAAATACGGTCGGAGCGCCACCAGAGGTACTGATGCTCTTGACTGCAGCGTGAGCAGTACCAGCGGAGACCATCGCCATGATCTCACAGTCGTAGAAGCGATTGCGCTTGACTACGCCAGTAAGCACGATGTCGGCAGCGGCATTATCACCCTGGGCGAATGTGTTCGAACCAATCGAGCAGCTGCGGAAGGTATTCTCCTCAGCAGTGGTGTCCAGCTTCAAGCTGTAGTTGTTGGCCGTAGTAGCCGCACCAGCACCACCAACGATATGACAGTTCTCGAAGTAGTTCCGCAGACCAGTAACGTCCAAGCCACCGATTTCCAGGGCATTGGTACCACCATTGAACATGTGGACATTGTAGAAGCGGTTATTGGAGCCAGACACAGTGATCAGGTTCGCGTTAACGCTGGTCATGCTGGTATGCTCGCCTACAGTCAAGGTTCCGGTTACGGTGATTACCAGTGCCGAAACGGTTACGACAGTAATGGCGGCTGCATTCACGTTGGTGATAAACTTCATGCCAACTTTCCAGCCGTCAGTCACGAACGAGCCAGTAGCACGAGAAATGGAAGTGTCAGCAACAGCGGTCAAGGTGGCCGTGGTGACCAAGGTCTTGTTGGCAATACGAGCCCTGCCGAACATGGAAACTGGAGCAGCAACGCCAAATACAGTGATTCCGTTCTTCGCCCAGAGCAAGGACTGGTACTGATACGAAGTGGTAGCAGCACTGGTCGCGCCATAGGAGAGCAGCGCGATACCGTCGCCATCACTGGCTTTGTCGTAGGCTGCTTTGATATTGGCAACAGCCGTATCGATAGTGCGACCGTCAGCAGTGTCCGCGCCTCCAGTCGGATTTACGAAGTACCACTGACCACGAATTGCCGGAAGGGAGCCCACTTCTGCGATAGTCTCCAGGGCGTTGCCCAATCCCTTCGATATGGCACTTGAACTTTCAAATTTCATGTATAGCCTCCTTGGCTTTAAAAGAACGAGGTGGCCCGAAGGCCACCATTAGGATTAGGCGCTGGTAGCCAGGCCAGTGATGCTGCCATGGTACTCTTCCGGACCATAGTCGAAGCCGAATTGGGTGTAGAAGAAACCACCACGAGCAGCGCCACGGTCAGGACTGGACGGCTGGAAGAGGACGTCCACACCGTTCTCGCTCATCTTCTGAGGAGTGATATTGCCATCCGGAATGTATTCAACCGGTACGAAGACTGGAGCGCAAACCGACATTTCTGCCAGGTAGATCTCGTCAGTCGGCATGTGCGGGTCAAACAGAGTGCGGATTTCACCAGCACCTGGGATCAGGAACGAGTCGATGGCCACGCCACCACGAGTACGGTCCATCGGAGCGAAGCCGTAGATATCGGACAGCATCTGCATCTGGAATGCGTTACAGACCATGATGATATTATCGAACGGAGCGCCAGAGTCGATCATCTCGCGGACCAGCTCTTCGATCATCGCCTTTTCAAGCTTCTTGGAGCCAGCAGCCACCGAGTTGGTGGTGATAGCATTCTTTAAGCCACGAGTCGTGGTGATGGTGCTGGTTGCGCTCTCAGCAGTGTACGAACCCTGCAAGCAGGAGAAGTCCATGTCAATAGCAAGCTGCATTAGCTGAGCACGCTTCTGGAAACCGAGCTCGTCCAGGACTTCACCAGCATCGTTGGAATTGATACCAGAGAAGCTGCCAGCGAGAGACTGCTTCTTGAAGCTGACGGCGATGTCTTTCTTCATGATCTGGATTACGTTGGAATCCTGACCACGAGTTACAGTGGTCGGGGTGCCAGCAGAAACGGAAGTCGTCTCGGCAATGGCGTCTTGGCTGGCAGCGGACAGATTCCACGGAGAGCCCAGCGGGAAGGTCCAAACACCAGTGCGCCGAGCACGCCCAGCGATAGCGTTGAGGAATGGGGCACGAGTCTTGCCCAACAGGAATAACACACCACGATAGTTCGCGGTATCCGAATAAGTCAATGCCATAGTTTAGCTCCTTATGCTATCGTGCATCTTACCTTGAATGGCAAGAGCCAGATTAGCGTCTCCAGCTTTAATAGCCGCGTCGTATTGAGTCTTGAGGTCTGGTGCCACTGCACCTGGACGACCTGGACCACCTGACCCACCTCCGGAATTACCGTCAGCAGGTATAAATGCCTTACCCTCGTCTGAAACTGCGAAATGCTTGGACACGTACTCTTCCAGTGGCAAGAGTTTCCCATCAGTCAGTTTAGCTACTGCACGACGGACATCACCTTCGGATTCGACCGAAATAATGCCTTGTTCCTTCAAGAGAGCACGAGCGGCTGGCAGCAGTTCCTTGCGGATGCCTGCTTTAGTCAGCGCCTCGGTCAGTCCATTGTCAACCAGCAATTTGTGGTTGGCAGTCAACTCGACCTGTGCTATGGCGATAGAATCATCACGCTCCTTGGTCGTCTTCTTAAGAAGACCAGTAGTTTCGGCCAGCTTAGCCACCAACTCAGCATTGACCTGTTCAAGCTTGGCGAAATCTTCCGGCTTAATGCCGTCCTTCTCACGTAGGCTCGTCTTGGCTGCTTTTAGTTCGTCAAGCAGCTCCCGATTCTTATTGCGCATGGCCTCCATCTGCCTCTCGAATTCAGCAGCGGTAACTTCAACTTCACCCATGGTTCTACCTTCCACCTGTGCATAGCACAAGGATTTGCAGCACTGCTGCGATTACGTGTGGTAGTTACAATCCTACCACCTTAATTATAACATACAGGGAATTAGCTGTCAAGTTCCCTGAGTTGCTTTAGGGTAACAATTCCGCCAGCGTCTGACCTCATGTTGGACAGTGGAGTGCCATTTGCAAATAGCTCATAACGCCCAGGACCAAGGATGTCTCGCTGCTCTGCCTCAGGTCTAGAAGCCAGCCAGTCTGCATAGGTCGTCTTGTCTGGGACTTGTCCATCCATACTCGCACGTGTCGTGGCTTACACCTCTTCGAGATCTATACCCATCTCCTTAAAGGACTTGGTGATGGGAACATACGCGCACCTACAGTTGTAGTGCTGCGGTACAGAAGGACGAGTCTCGTCTTTGGTGTATTCCTTTCCATCAAGTGGACCACAAATCAAGCAGGTTATGGTGTCAAGCGCAGCCACATACTGATAACCTTTGATTAAGTCGTCGTTGGCAGCGTAGATAGCCTCTCTAGCCTGAGCATTAACATGAGCAACAGCGGTCCGTACTAGAGTCTCTGCTGCTCGTTTCGTGGTTTCTAGTACTCCACCTTCATATACAGCAGGACGACCTTTAGCTGCTCTTGTTACCAGATCACCATGAATGCGTCTTACCATCTGGTCTACTGTCTCACCCTGCAGGACGCCAAGACGAATCTGACCTACAAATGCGTCTGTGGTGTCGCTTCCCCATTTGGTGAATAATTCTGACATGAGCATACCACCAGCAGCTGGAAGACTGTTTAACGAGGAGTACACCTGCTCAGGGTCAGGCGTTGTAGTGTTGAATTCGACTGGTATAGCTTTCCTAAGGTCCTTGCTACCATACTCCACCTCGTACTCTGCCAATTCTCGCATAATAGTATCGAGCTTCGCCTTGGCTACATCGAAGGACTCGCCGAGGATAGCCCTCACTTCAGTGACCATTGCCCTCAGTCTCCCCTTGGTCCATTCACCATTAGCCGCTCTGATCTTAGCTTCTATCTCACTAGCAGCAGCAGTCAGGATCTTACGCATCTCCAGGGCCTGTGCTCTGGTGTACCGGTCGAGATACACACCATGTCGGATGGCTAAATTTCGGAGGCGCGTGTTAGTGTTCATTCTTGTAGATTACCCACTACTGGCTTATTGATCGGCTGATTCATTAGTGGGTTGACTTGTGGAAGATTACCTGCGTCCTTTTCGTTCTCCAGGTCAAGGTCAGCCTGTATGTCCTCGTCAGTACGGTCAGCCTCTATGATGCCACCTTTGCGCAGTCTGTGTACGAAGTCAGTCTGTGAGAGAGCACCTTGCACAACAGCCTGGAGCAGTGCGGTTATCTCCTGCGGACTGATGCTTACGTCGATGTATTTGGTACTGAGCTCAAATTCACACTCGCCACCAGCCATCCATTCAGAGGCAAAATCAAGGGCTTGCTCTAAGAGCCTGCTTACGCAGTTGGCCATGCTTGAGAGAGTAGCAGTCTGTATGTCTACTCTAGCACGAATGGTATCTGTAGCCTCAGCGTCTGCCTTGTCGATGATGTCTACACCATGCCTAGCCATCATAGCGCTCTTCTGCTCAAGCGCACGCTCTAGAGGCATAGTACCTTCACCCTTGTACTCTAAGTACTCAGCACGAGCGTCTGTGTTGGTAGAATGTATGCCGTACTGGCCACCAAGCATGATGGCTCCAGCCTCTTCTTCACTGAAACCGTAGAAGCCAGGAGTCGGTAGACCACAGGCGAACCTTGCATGCTCAAGATCTGCACTGGACTGATACCAACTTCTAGCGTCCTCTACCATGTCGAGCAGTGGCGGTTGTTCGATAGTTGGCTTGCCACTGGTAGCACCAAAGAACCAGAAGGGTATGGACTGCATTACTGACCCTTTAGACTGAGGATAGACAGGCGGGTCAACTTTCCACTCGTCCTTCTCTTTATGCCAGACCACTATGCAGTAGCCTATATCATCGAGCAGCAGCTCAGTGTACTTGTCTTCATTCTCACATAACACGACACGGACTGTCATCCAGCGACTGCCAACACGAGCCATTTCCCAATTGATGATCTGCTCTGCTGTGTACTGCACGAAATGCGCACGTAAGCCCAACTTTTCAGCATCAGCCAGAGACAAGCCAGGAGACATGCTTGGTCTGTCTACCAGGATACCACAACGGCCAACGTCCAGCACCTGCTGTACTATCCACTCTGCCATCTCTATGAGTGGAGTCTCCATAAGGTCGCAATCGTCCTCCATGTAGTCTACTGCAGGAGACAGCTCTACTTCGGGCTCTTTAGAGAAGATTAGTCCTTTGAGTGAATTGCGCATGCGTTTGATGCCGTTGTCGTACAGAGCACGCCTGACATATCGCTCATAGTCAGACTGCAGCTGCCTGTCAGACAACAGCGGTAAGTACGCTTCTCGGTAGTCACCGTAGCAGTTGAGGTCATGCTCACGAAGGGCATCTGCTCCAGATATAAAGTCTCGGCAGCGCTGCCATTTATCGACCATCGCGCTGTACTCTTTGTGTTGATCGGTTATCTTCTTCATGTTAGGCTCCTACTCTGATCGGCTTGTTATTGTGTCTAGCCGCAGTCACCCGATAACGCACAGCATCATAAATGTGGTCTTCTGCAGCACTATCTACATCATCAGGGTCGCGCTGGTCTCTAGGTAGTACAGGTACGGTACGGACGAAATGCACGCAGTTGTCGAATACGAACAAACCAGGCTCTTCTGGCCTTTCCTGTGTAGCTGCCTTGAGCATACGGCGCATGACAGACAGGCCATTCTTACGACTACCTGGAGCCTTGTCTGCCTTAGTGAAGACGCCACTCCTACCATAGCCTTTGTCTATACCTACGGCTATTGACTGCTTACCAGGGTCCGCGTCGAAGATCGAGTTATCAGCGGGTCCAGCAATCGAGTTAATACCCAGCTTCTTCTCAATTTCCCTAATGCCCTTGCCTATCTCCGTGTCCTCAAGTCGAGCACCTTCGTTCGGGTTTCCGTTCCAGCCATACCACTCAGCAATTAAGAATACAGTACCACGTGGATACTTCGTGATTCCAGTACCATCTGACTCTGCCCACCAGCAGACTGCGAACGGATGACTTGAGCCCCAGTCGAAGGATCTATCTATGCGCCAGGAGCTAGGAATTACGAAGGGCTTGATCACATGTTTGTCTCTATTCCACACATCGTCCACTGCTCCACCTGCTACGATGTCCCAATCACCCATGCGCATAGCGCGTACTAGTGCAGCGTTTCCAAGTCCTTCCAACTTCTGCTCATAACTAGGATCTGCTTTTGTGCCGATTGGGTTATCCTCAAGTCTAGCAGGAATATACTCACGTATCATACCGCCGTCTTTAGGCTCCATTTGGTGCAATCCTGGACCCATATCTACCCAAGACGCCTTGACCCAGTTATGCCCTACACCACCAGGATTACCACCAACCAAGATACGCGGAAACAAGCCAGCGTACTGAGTAGGTACGTTCACACCCACCATACGCACGCGACCTCGAAGGTAGGAATAGGCAAACTTCGTCCACTGCGTGATTTCGTCTATCATGAGCACGTGGATTTCAGAACCCTGGTAGTTATAGACGTCCTTGTCGTACTGGCAGTGCCTAAGGAAAATAGCAGACCCATTACCGAAGGAAATCTTACCGTCGCCGAAGTTGATCTTAGCAAACTTGGAAAGTGTGTACTCAGCGAGTAGGACTGGGAAGCCGCTTGGCCCTTCGATATGGTTGGACCATAAGTCAGGGTAAGTACGCCTGAAGATATAGACCTGCAGTCCAGGAATGGCAAAACACCAAGCTATAGCTGCGACTCTGAGCAGGTGGCTCTTACCACCAAATGCAGCTCCTCCGTACAGAGTCTCAGTACTCTTGGCAAAGAAGGCTTTTGCTTGCTTGTCCTGCAGTCTAAGGCTGGTTGGGGTCATTGCTCACCACGATGTTTAAGACAGGGTTGGTTATGCTACCTGAAAGCTCAGTCTTGTTCCCCTCAGTCGCCTCGCGGATTTCCTTGAGCATGGACACAGACGAACTATCGTTACGGCACAAGATCTCTAGGATGATGTGTTGGAGTAGCTGCTGACCAGTCAGCTTTTTACCTCGTCGATCCTTCTTGTCGTCCGTACTGACTTGGAATTCTGCAGCCAAGAAGGCAGAATAGATCTCGCTCATTTTCTTACGCTCTCGGCGTTTTTCACCAGAGATTTTACCTGCTTTGACGCAGATTTCATGTACTCTGGCTGGGTCTCTCTGTGAATGTGGGATTAGGTTTCTAAGTGTCGGTTTAATAGGCATAATTAATAATACCACACAAGCACTAGTCTGT